TAACTATAATCATCATCAGCAGATAAAGTCGCTATCTCTACCCCGCCACAACTCACATCTACACTACCCTTTACATAGCCCGAAATAGAAAATAAAAGCGTATATTTATTACCTTCTACAATCGGAGCGTCCATATCGACGATGGCTTGGGAGGCAGTTGCGGAAGTAAAAACTTTTTTAAGAGAGACATTATCAAGGGTTACTGTAACTCCAGGTTGGTCTATAACAGATAAATAAAATGGTATTGTAGCATTGGTGCAAGTAAATTGAAAAGTATGAGTACCGTTTTCTAAAGAAATAACTTTTGTAAAACCTCCAGCTCTAACTGTTCCAGTTCCACCAGAACAATTTGATAAAGTAAATTGTAATTGATATGTTTCGCCAACTACAGGAGGTGTTACCATATCAGCAATTTGTTGCATAGGATAACCATAACTGGTTGTTGGATTTTTTGATACAGCATTTCCACCATAAGTCCATTGCACTAAATCCCATCCTGTTGCACTACCTGTAAATGTTCCATTAGTAAGTTTTTCAGTTCCTAAAACAGGGTCGGTAATCTTTATTGCATTACTATCATAAAAGAACCCTGCCAAAGTCCAATCATCAGCCGAACCTGTAAAATCGGGATTGGTCAGTTTTTCCGCAATACTACCCTCTAATTCAAATTGCAATCTATCGCTTTCGTCTAATAAATCACAATAAAGAGGGTCTATTTCACCCGTAAGACCATTATCTGCTAAAGTCAATGTAAGCGGTTCAATTCCTGAAGCCGACTCTAAACGATATAAATATCCCGAATCCCACTGTGCATTTTCGGTAACAGATACATGAACCGAATCACCACCTGCAATTTGACTATGTGTATAAGCATCATCCCAATTAGTATTTGGAGTTCCACCGATTAGTGTTGTATCAGCAGTTACAGAGTCAAATACTACATCAGCGTCAGTGTCTATATTCTGTGGTAGAGATAAAGTAACATCGGAAGTTAATAATTTATCTGTCCCGCCTGTTACTGTAACTTGATTAGCAGTGCCCAATAGGTCGGCGGTAGTAACAGAAACAGTCGCACCGCTTGTTAGTAACTTATTTGTCCCGCCCGTAACGACTATCGGGGAAGTGCCTGCTAAAGTGCCTGTGGTAATAGAAGCCGTATTACTTGAGAATACTAACGGTGCAGTCCAAGTATCTACACGCTTATCATAGGCGTCATCCCAGTTAGCAATCTGCGTATCTGTAATATCTGTAATTTCACCAGAAGCAGTTACCCATTCATAGCCGTTATTATCGGCATTATTTCTTAAAAACTGTAACGCATCGCCATAATCTATAAACCCGTTCTCGGTTACTATTCTACCTTCGTCAGGCGTCCATGCACCCACGCTAACTGTGGATAGAAGCAATAGTGTAAAAATAAGTAGTTTTTTATAATTTTGGTAAAACATTTTTTATCCTTCTTGTTGGACTTTTATAACCAAATTTATCAAGTGTATCATCTAAAATAGAATTTTTAATAGCGATTATTCTATCTTTTTTATCCTCATCTGATAATCTTTTATAACTATTCTTTGAAATTTCTCTATCAAGTTCAATCTTAAACTTACCGCCAAAATATAAAATCATTTCTCTAAACTTTACTTCACCTAATTGTTCCTGCATTTTTTTTACTCTTGTGCTTGTCTTGGTAATATCACTTAAACTTGGTAGTTCACCCTGTTCTAATAATCGTTCAAGTTCGTTATAAGTAGGGTCGTCTCTGGTGGTTTTAACTCTTGCACCGAACAATAAATCGCTTAAAAAGGGTTGTGTTTGCACATTTTCACCAAAATTATTTATCCGTTCTGGTAGAGTCTCCCTTAGTTTTGGTAGTTTAGCAGTTATCTTTCCAAGTCCTTTTGCTTCCCTTTCAGACTCGTCAATCGCCTTCGCAAAATCACCAAGTATTGAGGGTATAAACCTTGAAGACATAAAGTCCATAGTCCCATTATAGAAATTATCTACTAAAGATTTAGTATCTTTTTTGTTTGTAACTTGTTTCCAAGAACTATCCATAAACTCTGCTAAATTTTGAAAACCAGGGAAGGTCATTATCTGCCTACCCACTGCTAAACTATATTGATAAAGTTTATTTATAGGCGTATCACCATATTTCCTTGCATGAATATATGCTTTAAGTGGTGCTCCAAACGCTCCAAAATAGTCAAACGATACCCATTTACTCCCTACTTTTACAGAATTAAAAGGTATATTAAATTGCTTTGCAAAGTTCTTTTCATCTTGGGTTGCCGAGTAATAATCAGGCATATAATCTTGGTCTTTAATCATATTCCCTATAATTGCGGTTATAATAGCACCCATACCTAACCGAGTAAAATATCGTATTCCATCGTGTAAATGTTCTTGACTTACACTGTTTATGTCTCTTGTTTTATATGCTTTATAAATCTCATTTGCACCCTTAAAACCATAACCACCTGACATATCAACGCCAACACCGATAATGTTAGCGGGTGTCTTGACGAATGGTGCTATTGCTTCACCTAATTTATGCGATAGACCAAATATATTTCCGAACTGATTTATAATCTTTCTTGAGGCAATTCCTAAATCAGAAAACTTTGATTTATTTTTCCAAGTATAGAATAATGCTTCTGCTCTTGCTTTAACCCTCAAATCTTGACCAAGTGAAGTCTCTGGTTTTATGTTCATAGCATCTTTCATCAACTCTAAAGCCCGTTGTTGTCTTTCTTTGCCTCTCAATCCTTCTCTACCAGCAATTTTATAACTCTCTAAATTCAAATAATCTGCAAAATGGAATGACTCTGCAAAAATATCGGGAACACCTTGCCCATATCTAAAAGAGTAAGTCTCCATAAACCTACCATATTTTCTAATCAATCCACCACCTTGAGAATGGGTTATGGTTTCTCCCCTAACCACATAATCTCCAACAACATCGTCTAATATAATTAAATCAGTTCCAGTTTTAGTATAAAGTTTAGTGTTGTGTTTTGTAAAATCTATAACTTCTTTTGTGTTGGGTGCATTAAATTGTAATCCCAATAATCTTCTTTCCAATACTCCTTCAGCACCCCAAAGGGTGTTGCTTTCTATATTTAATAATGGGGTCTTCAAATTAAATAACATTGAACCCCTACCGATAACTCCTACTGCCACATCAAGATTAGAACGTGGGTTTATGTAATTCAACCAATCAACAAGTTCATGTCTCTTTTTGAAATACTCTATATCTGGGTTACCCCATTTGTCAGTTTTAGTTCGTAACAACTTTAAGTCTTTAGAAAATTCCATAATCTTACCCATTTCTTGGTCTGTAATCTTTGCTTCTTGTCTTACTTTTTCCATAATTTTATCATTGACTTTTACTTTAGATAATGGGTCTTGGTAGTTTTTCTTGAGTGCTTGATTGGTTCTTATCTTTAATAGTTCTTGTGCTATAGGGAATACATCGTCTTGGTCATATAATGCCTTTAAAACAGAGATTTCCTGTCCTGCTCTTGTTGCTCTTAATGATTGATTCGTAATTAACTCATTGGTCAATTTAATATCGTTATTCTGGACTGCTTTCTCTATTGCCTTATTTGTGATAGAAGATTGTGTAATACCCTCTGGTGGTGCAATTTCTCCTCGTGCTACTTTTAATATTTCATTAGGGTAAGAATTAGCAAACTTATCTGCCCTTGCCATGTCTTCTGCATATTTCATTCTTTGATATTCAGGCACATCTTTGGCGAGAGTATCAAGATTTTTCATATAGTTTGTATATGCCCGACTTTCTCGTATCTTGCCTGTTGTTTCTGCTACGGGTTCTGGTAATCCTGTTGTTATCCCCTTCCCTTCCATAGATTTTGGAACTTGTGCGAGAATGTCGGGTTTAACTTCAGGTGTGAGTTTTATAGGATGGGCAGGTTGTGTAACTTTAACAGGCAATCCACCCGTTTTAACTGGAACAGTAGTGGGTTTTGTAGTAATAGGTTCTGTGGATATTCGTTTGCCCAATTCTTTGGTAAATAATTCAGGTCTTATGCGTGTTGCTTCGCCTAAACTTATATCGCCTCTTTTGACTGCTTTTAATATTTGTTCATTCGTAGCCAATGCGGGTGCTTTTGTAAGCATTCCCTTCAATGCTGTTCTATAAGCAGAGACAAAACCTTTACCGATTGGAGTAGTGATAAATGATTTAACTTGGGGGATGTCCAATATTTTTCCAGCAACAAGCATAATTTCTGCGTCTAATGGGGAAATTTCTGCTGTCACGCTTATGGTTTTTGGAAGAACATAATTTTTTAATAATTTTCCAAAAGTATCTACATGCTCAAGATTGCCTTGTTCAATTTCTTTGAGGACTTTATCAGCCCGTTCTCCCCATGTATGCCCAGTTAATGTCTTTGTATAAGGTTGAGTAAAAACAGTCCAGTAATCTTTTGCAAAATCTTTAATAGGAGATTTCTTTTCTGGTTCTGCTGGTAAGGGTTCTACTAATAAATCTCTTGGTTCTTTAGGGGCTAATAAATCTATCGGTTCTCTTGATAGTAAGTCCTTTGGTTTTCTCTCCAGTAAATCTATCGGCATACATTACCTCAATCGGCTTAATACTTCTTCTCTTGTTAGATTGTGTTTCTTCATAGTGAATATTATATCTTCTTCGGTAACACCCTCTGGTATAATTTGTGAGGTATCCGTAGTGTCTAAAACTCCCGATACGGTTGTCTTAACTATTTCAAGAGTTACATCTTCGGGTTTAGTTATTTGACCCCTACTATTTTTAACTGCTGGAGTAACTTTTGTTCGTAGTGTCAACCGAATAGGCATATTATTCTGTTCATAGATTTTATTTATTACACTAATATCTTGTGATACTTCGGTTTTTTGTTCTATAGAAATATCTTTAGAATCCCCATCTTTTTCAAACCATTTCTGTTGTATAGTTTCTATTATGGTATTTTGTTTTGAGAGTTCCTCTTGTGTAATAGATTGTTTTTCTTCCCAACCACCCGTCTCGTTTTGTCGCCATTCCATACCCGCTCTTGCTGGTATAGTAGGTTTGGCTTCAAACCCTTTTACTTTGACTTTGGTTAATTTACCTGTATTTACAAATTCTGTCTGTTGTTCTTCTGTAAGTGTTTTAGCCCAAGTAGGATAATCTGTAAGATATTGCTGTCTTGTTGTAGGTGTGTTGACTTTAGGATAAGTATTGTCTATGGTAGTAGTCTCTGGCTTTTCTGGTATTCCACCAACATACTCCATAAGTTTTAGGGCTGTCTGCGGGTCTCGTGTCATTAACGAACCAAACGCCTTATCAGTCACTAAGTCCTTTAACATCTGTTGCTTATCTTTAGGTGCTTGTGTTACTTGCGGGGTTACTTGCGGAATACCACCACCAACCCCAAAGCTTGGTGCGACAGTAGGCATAACATTCATACCTGTAACTTGCGGAGCAGTAGTATTTTGTAACGAGTTCATAAGTAGTTCTTTAATAAGATTATTCTTTTGTATCTCTTGGAATTGGTTTATCCCCTGACTACCAAGATTACCTATATTACCTAACATAAATGGATTCATAATTACCCCCTAAGTTATATAAGTCGGGTTAGAAATTGGCGTAGTAGTAGGTGTAGTTGTTGGACTTAACAACTTCAACATCAACGCTTGTAAACTTGTGCTTGCTAAATTATTCATTCCCTGTGCTGCATAGTTATATGGTTGTGCGTTTTGCTGACCTTGCTGTTGATATAATGGTGCTACATTCGCACCTGCGTTGATACCTGAATTTAAGTAATTCTGCATACCTGCTACTGATTGAGATATAGGATATTGTTTCGCCTGTTCTAAATTAAGAGCCGAACTTAACGCACCTTGTCCCATACCACTTACTCCCTGTTGACCCTGTAAAAATGCCTGTAATGCGTTCATTCTGCGGGCATCTTCGTTGGTAGCATAGTCTTTAGTAAATGACTCCAATCCTTCTCCAACTAACCCAACCCCAAATGGTGAAGTGCCAAGTCCTGCGGCAGACGCTTGAGAGCCGATATTTTGTCTTAATTTACCTGAATAATAATCGTATATGTCGCCCTGCGGTTTGAAAGATTCCGTTAGAAAAGTATTTAAAAGATTGTTATAATTGCTACCCTGACCCATACCCGAATATTGTCCCATTAACTGATTAACTATACCCTGATACTCAGCAGGCATTTGATAGTTCTGTTGTTTCTGTAGCAACTCGTAAAGCATTTTGTCTATGTCAGAGGTGTATTGAGGTTGATACATAGCGTCAATAGCGTTCTGAGTGCCTTGCGATTGCTGATTTTGACCTTGTTGCGACATTTGACCACCCAACCAACTACTTACAGCAGGGATAACGTATGGAAGTGCTTGCATAATTGCGTCTCCTTATTCTATACTCATTTTTAATAATTTCTTTATCGGTTTGAACTTAAAAATTCTTGTTTTCTTTTCCCATTTATTAGTATCTATATTTTCCATTCCGTATAAGACCTTGAATTGTCTTTGTTTAACCCAAGCAACTGCCATCTCGGCTAAGGTCTGGGCTATATTAGTGAACTTCCTATACTCTGGAAGTATAAAAAACGTATCAAACATAGCCGATTTAATGCCTTCAATGTTATACGCCTGACCTACTATAACTATTCCGACTATCTTCTTAGACCGCATCGCACATAGATAGAAATGGTCTGGGTATTTTAAGGTATTCATCTTCTCAATCGTATCCAACGACCAGTTTCCTAAGTGCTTTTCGGTCATAACACTGCCCTCTACTTCCTTGAGTGCCTTACGATAGACTGAAACAAAGCGTGGTAGTAAATATATATTCAAGAGACAATAACTTATACCCTTAGACCTAAGTTTATTCATCGTTTTCTCAAAACTTTTTACCCCTTAAATGTTTAGGTGCTTTTACTTTTCCTATTAGCTTAAATCCGTGCGAAAACGCTTCGTGCATTTTCATACCTTTTTCTCGTGCTCCTGCCGAATCGTAACAATAGCTTTTCCCTGTGTTTTTGTTTGTCATACAATATTTACCTTTTCTTTCCGATAATATATAAGGCATATTTAATCCGTTATTACAACTTCTTGAGTAGTTATCCCAGAATAAAGTCTGAAATTTTTCACAAAAACACTATAACCCCCAGCAATATGAACCATATAATATAACTGACATAAATCACCAGAACTCCAACCATCAATATCCTCGCTTTCTGTTACATAAGTTTGAGAAGATGTTGTTTGTTCGGTTCCTACAGCTACCCCATTGCGATATATCCTTCCATATACAGCGCCACTAACAGAAGATTTTAAATCAAATTTAATTCTTAATGTTCCACCTCTGGAAATTCTAATTTCCTTAACTTTGGTATATGATGTTCCAGTTTTAGATTGTTCAGTATCAGCAGAAATCATTAAATTATCGCCTGCGGTGTATGTTTCTAATTTAGACACAGTAACAGCTCCGTCTGCAATTTTATCTTCTGTAACAGCACTATCAGCAATCTTATTTTCGGTAATAGCATCAGTATCTACCTTATCTTCTTCTACCGCATAGTCGGCTATTTTATAAGTCGTTATCGCATCAGTATCTATTCTATCTTCCTCTACCCAATAATCTGCTTCTATTGCAGTAATATCTGTATCGTGTTGTGCTATATCTAATACATTTGTTGCTACCTGTGTCTGTGTCCCCTCAATATCTAAGGCGATTATTCTATTGGCTTCGTTGTAGAGAATATCAAAGTTATCGTTCATGTATGAAGAATAAATTACAGTCCCAGCAGAAAAAGTATATGGTTTTGTTATGGAACTACTAACTTCCATAATTGTAGAACCGATTAAAACACCAACTAAAAATCCTGCAAATAATTGTAATAGCTTCTTCATGTTTCCTCCTATAAAATTCTATTAGTTTTTAGATACCCCAAAAGCCCGTTTCTATATAGAATGTTAGTCAAACTCTGTTCATCAAGTTGGAATGAGATAAAATTACCCCTATCTGTAGGTCTGCAAAAGTCCCTATAAGTTTTCCAAATATTACCTGCATAGAATTTAGCCACATCCCATTTTGCAACATCCCATAGGTCTGCTGATACGACTACTTGCAACTGCTTAGTATTAGTGATATTGCCTTGATTTATATCGTATTTAACATTTATTGAAGCGTTTCCGTCTGCGGCTAAGTTAAACCCAAACCTCTTAAAAATTTTAGTCGTATATTCCGAATCATCTCCTGTATAGAATCTGGTTTGTAATTGAGTCGGTATGGTAACTAAATTATCGTTTCTTGTGGATTGGTTAAGTTTCCATATCTTACCGTCAGTCGCAGAGCCAGCATAGATAGTATTTCCATCAACAAAGTAACAACCAATCGCAAGTCCCGAATGGTCGCCATACCAACCGATATTTTCAAGTCCATATCTGGTATCTAACCAATATTCTCTGTCATTATTAGAACTACCGCTCAAAGGGTATGCTATTCTATAGAACCCGTCAAAAAAACAAGCTGCTGAAGTCCTATAAACCGTGCTTGAACCTTGAGATATATGAGTCCCATCCCAAACTGGTTTAATAGTATTGCCTATTTCTAAAGGTTCGCCTTTACCAGTAAAGAGCATAATAGAATCTCTACTACGATACATTAGACCTAACGGAGTATTGACTATTGACTTCGCATCCCAGCAACCGCCTTGTCCTGAATATTGTTCCCTTGCTATAGGTTTAGTAGTAAAAGTAACCCCAAACAAAGCGTCTTTATGTATAATCATCATTAAATCTGAAATCGTTTCTGTGGCTGTGGTAAAAGTAAGTGGTGCAAGTCCCATTAAAGGGTCTTGTTTGGGTGCAGTCTTGATAATCATAGAATCTAAATAAGTTGTAGGGTCTAAATTATTAGAAATATAAGTCCACCATTGACCGCTACTTAATACAGTAGCCCAAAGTCGGTCTTTGAACGAAGCAATATGCGTAGGGTTAAGTGGTATATTTGTCCCAGTTAGGTCTGCTTTACTTTCTCCGTCATCAGTTACTTGTAATGGTTTACCGCTACTGGCGATGTATAACTTATTTATCATAACTACCAAATCGTAGTTATTATTAGCGGCTAATGCAGTCCCGCCAGTCATCTCTGTAAAAGCCGCACCGTTTTTAGAATAAAAGACCTTATCTGCGGCATCAAAATTAGCCACTGCTATTAAATAAGTATCTGAACCTACAACTAATTTATTGATAGAATCTATTGAGTTAGCATCTTCTATTTCCAAGTGTAGAATAGAACCAGGTTTCTTTTGTAGGATTTTTCTTGCGATAGGAACTAAATTGCAAGTCCTTACTGTCTGCCCTTGACCTATTTCTAATGGTGCGACCAATAAATTATTACCATCAGAAAAAGTGGGCAAATTATAATATTCCACACTACCCCCTATATGAAGTTCTTCGGATGAGGTTGATGCGTCTTGTGGTCTAATGGTATAGCATCACCCGACACCCCTTCATCCACTGAGCCACGCCTAAAATCCGCCAACATTCGTTTTAACTTACTTTCTTCTATATTCGTTTCTAATCTATCGTATTGTAATGCCGCAATAGAAGCCACTTGTTCTATGAGTTTATCTGGGAAGTCAACTTCTACATTATTAGCAACCTCTGCGTCAGTATAGAGAGAATAATAAACATACTCTACCGTATAAACCTTATCTGCCGAGAAATAGAACCTAAATTCACTACCAAACGCACAACCCATGTAAGGTAGTCCTTCTGTAGTTAAATCAGTAATCTGGTCAAATTTAGACCTATCAACAACCTCTATGTCGTGCCTCTTGCCATCTGGGTCTATAAATACTATAGAAATCATCTTCCTATAGTCATCTTCTAAATCAAACGAATTATCTCCAACAGCTAAAGTAACTGTATCAGCTTCCTTACGCATAAAAGTAAAATCGTATTTTCTAACGATATCTTTAAGCCAAAGTGCAACTTCACTTTCTGCGTGGGCTTTTATAACAGGGTCAGCCGCATTTATGCGGTCAAGGGCTATATCTACTATATCTCCGATTACCATAGTAACTCCTAATCATTAGTTTTCGGTTTTACTCCATTTCCTATATCTTTAGCAACTTGTTTTACCATCTGTTCTTTCTTTTGCATCTCCAAAAACTTCTTTTGTATTTCACCCATCCGTTTATCAAAGGCAAGAGATATTTTATTTATCTCGTTATAGAAATCTTCTGTAGTAGCACCCTCTGGGAGATTAGTGGAAACACCGTAACTCTCTTGCACCATAGGAAGTGTTCTCTGAACAGTCAACATATACTTCATTTTCTTTTTAAACACGGTATTTGCCCTCCTGTATCCCACCCTTGCCTACTGAAACAAATGGTGAAGTTCTTGAGTGGTTTTTAGGGGTTTTTTCCCGTATATTATTAGACTCTGCGGCATCAGAAATAGACCTTAATGTCCGAGCCAACTTTAATGGAACAGTAATATGTCCGATATATTTAGTAGAGTTTATGGTTATCTGTCTTGGAAGATAGATAGCAACTAATTCCTCTGTCTTTACATCAGGTGGTGTAGGTTCGGGTGGTGTAGGTTCTTTTGTTGCCAAATAAACCTTACAAGTCCTCTGGTGAACCGATAGGTTCTTAAATTCTCTGCCACATACACATTTTTTCATAAATCCTCCTTGTTTAACGCCTTGATTAGGCGAGGTTTAATTAACGACTTCTGTTTTGCTGGTTAGCATTAGAATCTAACCGTCTTAAAGTCCTTGCTATCTTTAGCGGAACTATAACCGTTCCATGATATGGTGTTCTATTGATAGTAATTCTATGTTTCAAAACTACCTTAACCATATCTTCTTTCTTTTTTCTTTTCTTTTTTCTTGCCATTGTTATCTCCTTAAAAGTTTCTTTTTAACCCTGTGCCTCTTTTCGGTAATTTAGTCCCAGGGTGTAATCTTTTATGTCTCGCCCTACGCTGTGCGTTAGTTCTTGGCTTTCCGCCCCTTCTTGCACCAGCCGACATTATTCTTCCCCCTTAATGATAAACTTCTCGTATAGACTTAACTGCTCGGGAAGTAGTTTTTCTTTTCTATCTAATTCTTTAAGAGCATCAACTATCCATTTTTCTGCTACTTCACCAAAAGTAACTTCTTTTACAACTACATCCCAGTTAGCAATTACACTACCATTTTCGGCTGGTTGCATATCAAGTAGTTTAGTTTCTTCTTCTGTAAGAGCTAACTGGTTTTTAATATCGTTCAGTATTTTCCAATTAGCAAAACTTGTCTCTTTAGGAAGCAGCATACCAGCTACTAACCTTTCTAAGAGATTTAGCTCTACTTTTACAGGCACATACTCTGCACTTACTACTGAAGCCACTAAACACAAAACTACTACCAACCCGAACATCTTTAAATGCTTCATACTACCTCCTTGTTTAACGCCTTTTAGGCGATTGTGGGGGCTGTTTTCATAGGCACAGCCCCCTTAAAGCCATAAACCCATAGTGGGTTTTTTATCCACCAAAGTTCTGTGCTGTATGGCACGGGATGTAGTAATATGTCCCACCAATGTTTATTCTTATAGAATGTGTGGAGTTTATGTCTGTAATCGCTGATGCCTGAACTATATGGTCTGTATCAATAGATGTTCCGCTAATTGTGAATAGTGCCGCTTTAGTGTCCCATTCTGCAACATCAGCACCATACGCCTCAAACTTCATATAGGCACAAGGTATTGCCGCATTGCCGTGCATCACCAAACTAGGTCCACCAGCATCAACATCAATAACAAACGCATGGTATGAACCGCCTGTATGAGTGGTATTTGGTAAGACAAACTCAACATTCAAAGCACTATTTCCACCTGTTGGGGCTTCAAAGGTTGCACAGTCCAACTTAACATACATTGCACCATGACCTGCTCCTGCGGCACCAACTGTGTTTTGAACCCATAACGCCCAATGACCACCTGTAGTTTCTGCTGTATTTGTATGGTAGATTCTATTTGCAGCAAGAAATCCTGCCGCATCAGGTGATGTCGTATGGACTTCGATTGCGTGGTTAGCATCAGTTGTAAGAACCATTGGTGTTCCACTAACACCCAAACCAAGACCATCCTGCATCTGACTCAATACCAAATAACGTGCAGTTTTGCCAATATTCACACGAGCCGTTTGTTTTGTGAGAGATACTAAATGGTCGGCTGCTGCTGTAAATCCATTCATATAAAACAGATACCCATAGTCGTCTATATGTTCAGCCGCTCCACCCCATGTCTCATATTTAGTGAATGAAGTTGGAATGTTTACTGACATAGATGGTGCAAAATTGGCTCCACTTTCAGCAAGTGTCAAAACAGCTACATGATATTCACCGCCATTTTGAGTTGCGTTAGGAAGCAGAATCTCGCCATAAAGAGCGTTTGCTCCACCAAGAGATGCATTATAGGTAGACATATCTACTCTTGACATAACACCCATAGCCCCAGAAATAGCATCTGCTCCAACTGTAGTGCATACCCAAACAGCTCCAAGTGCTCCACCACCAGCCGTGTTAGTATGAGTAATATCAACTGCATAATTCGTGCCAGATGTAATTGATGTAGAAGCATTAATGTCAAGACTTCTTATTCCTGCTGTAGCAGCAACTTGAGTTATATCAATTTCTTCTGTAAATGTTCCCGTAGTCCCACTTACACCAGCATCACTTGCTACTGTTGAAGCAGTAAATGCTCCATCAACATCAACTGAAGCTCCCGAAAAATTAATACTACCAGAAGCATTGAAGGTGATTATTTCGTTGGATGTTATCCCAATATAATCGCCATCGCCAAGAACAAACCCTGTTGAAGCGGTGATTGTAGTCCCGCTTACAGTCGTATCAGAAGCAACTGAATTAGCCGTGAAAGCACCAACTACATCTACATCGTTGTCAAAGTCAAACCTATCTTCATCTTCCATGTATGTAATTGAACCCTGTGCAGTTACAGCATCAAATGCAAGAACCACATCTGCATCTGTCAGCACATTACCGAAAGTAGCAGCCGCAGCATTGTTCAAGAAAGTTGCCTCTCCACCTACAAACAACTTCTTTTCAATACCAACACCACCAGCAGTTGTAATAGAGCCAACAGTTGTGCCTGTAGATTCTGTGGTATTAGAAATGTCTATCAAACCAGCAAAGGAAAGTTCATTTTCCGCGTCTGATAGAAGTATATATCTTGTCGTTGCCTGCAAAGCACCTAAAGCAATCTTTAGTGTGTTTGAATCAGCCGACAAGAGATGCCCCGCACCAGCAGCTTGTCCTGCATCTATGTGCATCAGAACCCAATGGTCTTCTATCTCGGTATCTGTTGCCCCAGATGAGTTAAGATAGATAAAACTTCCATACTGTCCGCCATCATACCCAGTAGCAGGCGCAGTTGCCTCTAATTCAAGCAGTGTATAAGCACCCCTACCAGCACCTGCTGGCAAATAACCTTCAATACATAGACCAGAAAGTAGTCCTGTAGAACCACCCGAAGTCTTTGCGTCAAAAGATACTTTTAAGGCATTTGCCCAACCACCAAGCAATACATCGGTTTCCATATTTATACGAACCCTGCCACCAACCTGTCCTGCACCAGTTAAAATATTGTTTATCATAACTGGCTCGTAAGAAGTAGAACCGTCAGTTGAAGCACAAGTTGTATAAATTGACAATGCTTTTGTCCCGTTGTAAGTAAGTTCCATTGGTGCAGTTGCATTACCGAAAGCATTTGTTGATAAATACAATGCTCTCTTATCAACAGGCGTCAAAACATCAGTAGTGGAAGTTTGAACTACATATAAAGGTATTGAACCTACCGTGAAGCCAGTCGTATTATCTGAAACTGCTCCAATAGGTGATACTTCAATATAGTTCCTTGAACTCGCAGTCAACAGCGTAGAACCATCCGCTACCGTAATAACTAAATTACCTATCCTTAAATTCCCGCCTTTGTAGTAGAAATATAACCCAGTTGTATTAGCCGAGTCAAAATCAAACGCATCTATAGTCTGTTCGTTAGATGTAGTTACAGCAGGAAGATAAGGACTACCAATAGCCATTATTAGGGCTATCAGTAAAAGTATTGTAAACTTTTTCATTTTGTTCTCCTTTTTTATGGGGGAGTAAGGAGTGGTATCACCACCCCTTACGTTCCCCCAATTATCTTCCTTTAAAAGTTTGAAGTGCATTCTATGCATCTCATAAAGTCGTTATTCAAAATAACACCTTTGAAAAACGCTTTCCAACCAGTCATCCTGAACTGCATTAACGGGTTAGATGAGTCGGGTGTATTCGGAGTTACATATCTTTCTATATTTGTAAGTTCTGTTACCCCAAAAGCACCTTTACCGAATATCCATACTTTATAAACTGTAACACCAGAAGCGGGTGCTATAGGTGCAGCAACTCCTGTTCCTACCGCAGAAACGGTAACTACATCAGAAGCTACTTGGTCTGTCAAAGTTGTTAGTTTAGCTAATCCAGTTAGACCAACATAAATGTCATAGGTATAGTCGTCATCATCAGGCATTGTTACATCCATACTCTTACTAACTGTAGGAGTATTTGTGGCGATAATAGAAACCTTCTCGTCAAACCCAGTAACTTTATTCCTACCAACTACAACTATGTCGTGAGATGCGGCAGTTAAAGAACCAGCAACTCCATCATTATCAACTACTGTAACCGCAGCCATACTGATATATTTCTGCATGAAGTTGCTTCTTACCCACCTAACGCCCATCCATTTACCTATTTCAGCTTTTTGAAGTGCTACCATATTTGAATATTTACTTGCGTCTATAAAACCATTAGTTGCAGTATCATTGATAACATCGCCTTCAACAGATACAGGCATAATCCCAAAATAACTATCACCATCAAATTCCATAGCACCATTATTCCTAAGATTAACAGTAGCCATTAGAATTTCGTCTCTGGCGATAATATCAGTTGCCGCAACGATATCGTCTCTGGAATCATTAGCTGTTGGTGTATCTGCATCTGCATACTGAATGTTTGTAGCCGCATTCAAAGCAATCTGAATCTCTCTTTCAAGAGTTTCGGCAGATTGTTTGGCTAACAAATCGTTAGCTATGTTCATAACAGGATGAGAAATTGTCAACTCCGCAACATCAGTAATCTTAACAACATCGCCCCATTGGTCTGCAATAGCCGTAACTTGTGAAATGGACATTGTTGAACCACTTGGAGGTGTTCCTTCTGTTAAGACACTTTGAGGCAGATTTAATCTCTCATACTTTGTAATCTTAAATGTCTTACCTTCGCCTTTACCTATAGGAAATTTATCTGCAATCTGATAAAAACGTAGATGTTTCTGTGCCAACTCAAGCGTTCTTTTAGCTAAATACGCTCTAATATCAGAAGATAAATCCGAATAGGCAGTTTGATTATCATAAACTCCCATTGTTTACTCCTTAGAATTTTACATCTTTTAACTTTTCTCCTAATTCTTCAGTAGTTTTGGGAGTAGTTTGCGTTTCCTTGACTGTAGTCTTGGTCTCTGGCATTGGAGTAGTCTCTTCTTCCTTCTTTTCAGGTTCTTCTTTCTCTTGACCTTTTTCCTGACCCTTTAAAAAGAAATAAATTTCCTTACGAGAATAAACTACACCTTTTTGAGTTGCATAGTCTTTCCGTAATTTTTCTACTTCTTTCTCTTTCTTGGCATAATCTTTCTGATTTATGTTTGGGTCAAGTCTAACTTCAATCTTATCCTGATTATCGAAGTTAGCCGCTAAAGCACCACCCAATTCTTTTATCTGTTTCTGAACCTTTTTAATGTTAGGGTCTAAATCAGGGTCATCAACTTCCTCTTTGGGTTTGTTGATTATGTTCTGAACAGTTTGAGTTAAAGCACCTAACTGCTCGGTCAATTCTTTCTTTTCAGAAGAAAGTTCACTAATCCTTGCCTTTAACGCCTTTTCACTATCCGTTTCAACTACTTTTGTCTCTGTGGATGTTGCAGAGGCTTCCTTTTTTACATCCTTTTTTTCCTCAGTCATACTACCTCCTATAGTTTTACGCCTTCTGTTAGGCGGGTTTTAAATCTTCCCATAAAATTCTTATCTTGTGATACTTTATTTAAATTATCTATACTACTTCTGTAACCCTTCGCTAAGATATCGGGTAAATGTTGTAACTTCTCCAATGCTTCTAAAAGCTTTTCCATACTCAAAAGATTAGTTACAAACTCTTGAGGCGGGACTTTAGTAATCTGTTCTTTACGATATTTTTCCATTTCCTTTCTCAAAAGAATTTTCTTTTCTTCTATGACTTCTACAATCTCTTTCCAAAAGATAGTTTCGCTGCCTGCGACTAAGATACCTAATTTAGTATCTAAGGCGTCTATAAGTTCTTTCTTCTTTGCCTCATCTTCGGGCTTCTCTATTGAAATGTTCTGCAAAAAAGATTCATAGTCCATTACATACCACCTCTTGTATTTTGCACAACTTGTCCCATAGTAGCTGGAACTTGTGCTGATTTAGGCATACCCTGAGTAGCCTGATTTTGACTGACCTGTGCATTGTATTCGGTCATTTTCCTTTTCATCTGTTGTAAATGTTTCTGTGAGTGTCTTACAAAAATATCAAATATAGGTTTATTTTCTTTCACTTCAGGCTTTTCAGATGCTATATTATGAGATATTAAATGTTCCATATCTTTATCAATAACATTGACTTCAACTTCTTTACCCTCAAGCATAAGTTTATTTTCTTCTTCTGGGTCAAGTCCTGAAGCCAACTTATCTTGGACAATTCTATCTACATCTGGCAAATCAAAACCGTGTCTCCAAATATCTTTTAGAATTTGTCCTTTATTTATCGTAAAAGTATCTTCTGGTAACATAGGTATCCTTGAAACTATTTCCATAAACTGTATCATCTGGGCTGACTTGATATGCATATTCATAGACTGTGTAGAACCCAACCACTTGAAGTCGTAGCCAAAACTCCAAAGTCCTTTCTTGCGACTGCCAAGTCGTTGAATATCAAACGCTTTCTTACCGAGAATTGCCTTTAGTTCGTCTTTAGTTAGATACTGCTGGTTCAAGTCATACACTCTTTGTAGAAATGGTTTCATTAAGGTTTCTTCTAAATCGGATACCGTAGAACCTATGAATACTCCCAAAAGTTGTGAATATGTTGCTATTTCCGTAGCAGTTACCCGTTTAGAAGTCATAGGTGTCATAGCACCGATATTGGTCATCTCCTGAAGTATGAATTTCAACTGATTTACTAATGCAAGTCCAGAAGCCAACACATCGGGTGGTCTGTCAAACTGAACTTGATTAGGGTCGGGCATATCCCATTTCGCACCACGTTTCATTATTAGTCCTTGTGGATTATTGACCCCTGAAATATCGCCCTTGACTATTGGGTTTAAAATCCACATAGCATCGTCTAAGACTACGTTAGTAGTATCATTTAAGAGATACTGAAGCCTTTGTCCGACTTCATAGATACTATGTCCGTAGATATTGTTAGGTTCTTTAATCTGTTGCGTTCCTAAATATGGTTTATAAGGATTACCCTGACAATCTTTTAACTCATTTGGCGAAATCTGTAGGACTATTCTATGTTCTGGCGACCAAGTAATGACTACATCTTTATATTCGCCTTCTTCGATTACTTCGCCTTTATCATTTTTCTTATCAATCTTAAAGGTCGTATAGGACTCTACTATGTCATAAATAGGAAGGTCTTTGAATCTATCTTTAGTAATCTGAAAGTTTTGGTCGGATTCTAATTTAGTATGTGGAGTATTAACGTTTTTAGCCAAAAGTTCGTCTACTCTTTTAGAATCGTATTTTTTGTCTTTAAGTCTAATAAGTTCAAACTTATCCACAGTCAGTTTCTCAAATGTGATTAACGCTTCTTCAATATCATCCACAGTTTCGGGATAAATATAGAAATTCTTTCTCCAATCCAAGACCGTAAAGTTAGGAACTCGTTTGTAAGAGTCAAAGAAAGTCTTTATGAATGTAGAACCAGACCAGATATAATATCTTAATAATGGTTTTATTTTTGTCTTGATACGGATTTTTTCTAATTGTGCTTTTTGAAGTATGTCAACTGCTTCGGCAAAAGAATCTGGAGTGCCTGGAAGCGGAATAACTCCGAAAGAATCTTCTGTTGGGAATAACTTAGAAGCGATATTATTTACGCCGTCTTCGGTATTCTTGCGTATTACTGGGATATAGACATTAGCATCGCCTTGATAGTATTGAACATCTATCTTACACTGCCACATATTGTAGCACATCTCAAGCCAACTTTCAAAGGTGCTACGACCTTGTGTTACTTTAGTATAGATAGGTTCAACAAATTGTAAAACCGATTCGCAGAGTTTTGAATCGCTTGCGTAGTTTTTCATAGTTTTAATACAAAAAGTGTAAACTTTTCCGCACATGTGCAGTTTAGTTCACGTAGTAAATATACCACACTTTTTGGGCTTGTCAATAGGAAAACAGTAAATAATATTGTAAAAACATTACTGCGGATACTTGACTGGCGAAATATTTCAATCTTTTGGTAAAGAATTACATCTCTTGAACTGTTTCTTGAGTTCTATAGAATTTTCCATAACTGTTTGTAACCGATAAAACATCTGTTTGTTCTTGTTTTTGGGAGTAAAACCGTTCCACCTGTTTTTAGCACACTTACAATATCTATCTCTATCTCTTTTAGGTAGGAGTCCGTCTGATACACCGATTACCTTACAATCCATACATTCTGCACATTTATTCATATTACATCCTTCACTAATTCGGGGTTTTCGTATATGTTGCCGATGATTTCCATATATTCGTGGTTTTTCCAAAAGAAATCTTGCCCCTCAAACCAACCTTCGCCTTTGTCACCTTCATATCTTGGGGCAAAATGCCTTATAACATCCCAAAAATAAGCGTTCCATTCAACGTGCCAAACTCCTTTATGTTTTGGAGTTGTAAAATTTTTATAAGATAAAATATCTCCCTCATAAATCTCTTTCCCCTTACAGTCCTTTAGACCTGTGTATTGCATAGTAATAAAATCTTTATTATTCAAATCGCCAAATAATCCAATATGATATGGCACTAAAATTTCTTCATCATCGTAAAACATTTTATATTTCTCTTCTAATTCATCTTTACCCCATACCCTAAACTTAAACAATCTTTTTACCATAATTATCTCCCCATTCCCTTTAGCGGGTTGGTTGTTGGTTTAACTATTTAGTATTTTAAACGCTTCTTCTTCGGTTTCAACTTCCATATAAAGTGCTAATGGATTACTTGGACTTGGTTTTGGATTCCATAACTTAGGGACTTTAATCTTTTTTATAATTTCTTTTTTTCTCTTCATTGCTTTATAAATACCAGAACGAGTAAGTGGAAATTTAATTTCTTTCCTTTTTATCATATCGTCTATGATTTCTTTATCATTTGGAATTGGTGCTCCCCACACAACTCTAATTTTGTTTTTCATATTACCTCCCTAACCCTCGCAGAGGGTCTGTTGTTGGTTTAAGTTCTATAAACGAACCCATATTAGATACTTGGATTAAATTCTCGTATTTAGGATTATAGACTGTAAAATGACCTATATTATCTAAACAGTCATCACCCAAGTCATTTGGTTTGCCCGATTTCTCATAGTTCCAAGTCTTAAACTCCTCAATCGTATTAACTAAAGTCCTGAAAATAAAGATTTTACGGTTCCTTAAAGCAGATGATACTCTGGAAATTCTGGTGAAGACTTCCGAATAAGGTGCTGGGATTAAAGGAACGATACCGTTATCTCTATATTCACGAATGACTGTCTTTAGATTAGTAGCACTTCGTTTAGAAGCCGACCCGAAGTCTAATAGCGACATTTTAATCTTCTCTTCTTTTGGGGTCATCTGTTTAATCCACCAGCAGTTAGTTTCTCGGTCTTGGTCGGATTTAACATACTCTCGGTAGTAATAGTGGTCGTTTTCGGGGCTAAGTGCTACCCAAAGCACCGCCTCTGGGTGCGTCTGATGTATCCCGTCATCTATAATTCTGAACTTGAACCAATGTTTAGGTATCTCAAACGGGTTTATAAGGTTAATATCATCTTCAAAATCCTTATACACAAGCCCAGCCCGCATTAAGAAGTGTCCGTATAATACTGTATCTAACTCGTCTTTAGAATGGATATGTTTTATCCGCTCTACTTCTTCTAATGGGAGTCCAATATTGTCGTAAATAGACCCAAAGAAACACTCTACTTCGGGGTCTTTATATTGGTTTAAGTAGATTGACTTATACATCCAATTAGAATGTGTATATTTAGGAGTAACACCACCCCACATATCGCCTTTCTGGTCGAAAGTCCGCATCATTACTTCTTTGTAAATATCTTCCATAATATCTTCGTCTAAGTCAGCCCAACGAATAGACGCACCTGAAAATTTCCGAGCACCGCCTCTGGCATCTGCACTCTTGAATGAAATTTTACTACCGTTATCTAATTCGGCTATCCGCTCTCGTTCAAACCATTGTTTTAGATGAGTTCCTAAATATTTCTTATACACAGGTTCTACTACATCTTTAGACTTAGCAAAATCAACTGATACTACCCAACCTTCGTTTGGGACTGAAATCTTCCTATAAGGATGTTCACCACGAGCAAAGCAGCATCCTTCAACCGCTTTAGCAGTGGTCTTACCGAATCGGTTACCTGTAAAGAACCAACGGTTTCGCTTTGGACTTCTATGGAACTTATCTTGAATTGGATTAGGTGTATAGAACGGGAGCGGGTCTTTTTGTTCTTCGTCTCTATACTCTTTGACTACTTTATGTAGTTTTAGTAATGCGCTTAGTTTTTGGTTTGCGGTGGGCATTTTCCCATACCTTATCGTTGAATTTTAATATCTTCAAGTTTTTCGTTTGTAAATGGTATATTTACACCAGTAATTAATAATTTTTTGTGTAAAATAAGAATTTGTTCTGGAGAAAAACCCATCCAAATTTTTTCTTTTTTGTGCTTAGCAAGATATTCAATTACATCTAATTGTTTCTTTTTCATTTCAACTCCTTTCTCGCAAGTGCGCGAAATTCTATTTTGTTATTTTATAACTCTTGAAAAAATGTAAAAATAAAAGGATTATTATAATCCACAGTTCAATATGTATCATTTTCTTTCCCTTTCTTCCAACTCCTTCAATTTTGGTAATCTGTTCTCTTCGGTAGCTTTTTTGATACCTGCTAAGATATCTTTAATCTCTTTTGTAAGTAACGGGTCGGACTTGGCTATACCATTGATTAGGACTAAGATGTTCTGCTTTAACTGTTTCGGGTCGGGCTTTGCTAATCCTTCGGGTTGTAGCGGATACTGATTGCAAGCTATATCTAAAAGTATGGGTAATGCTTGGGTTTTTACATTTAAAGTGGCTTTTTCTATATCTTCGGGCTTCATGCTGTTTAATATGAAAAATACCCTGCTTCGGGCTATCTCTACTAATTTCCTGTCTAATTTAACTGGGTCTTTGATACATTTAATGACCTTCTCTGAACCTATACCACGCTTAGAAAAGACCCTGTCTATAGCCAAATCTATGTTGAAATCGGGAAATTCTTTCTTGATGTCTAATAGCTTGACCTTCAGTAACTCGGCTATCTTGTCCTCTTTGACATATATCTTCTCGTCTGTGCCTACGCCCCTAAAGACTACATTCTTTTTCTTCAAAATCCTATAGACTGTCCTTAAGGGGACTTTTACCTGATGTGAGATTGCCTTTATCTCAAGCCCTTCGTCTTTGTAGAGTCTAAAGATTTCGTCTTGCTTTTCTTGTGCGGTTTCCATTTTTCTTTCTTTTATGCTTATATTATCACAGCTTCTTCGCTTGTCAAGCACCTGATTGCCACTAAAATGGAGAATATTTTTAACGGTGTTTTGTATGTGGGCTACCCTTGACTTGCATAACGGTTTTTGAAAACTGCAAAATCCAGAAAATTATGCAAAATTACACCTCTTATTGCCAACCATATTATAAATCCCATAAAATATCCCCATTTATAGGCTAATTAAGACTGGGATTGAACGACAGTAGTCTGTGGCAAAACCTATCCCTTTTGCCGTCATATGGGCTTCTTTTTATACAGTCCCGAGGGGGTGGGGGGTAGTCCGCATCCCCTATAATGAATAATAATTCGGAAACCATTGTTACGATTGTTTTACGCTGTGTTTGTGCTTGAAGTGTGCCTTGTGCTTGATTATACGAGAATTGAGATAAAAAAGTGTTCAAAAACGTGGCGGGGAGACCAATGTGTGAACTATACTGCACATGTGCGGAAAAGGTAACAGTCAGAGTAAAGCAATCCCTATCCCTTATTCCCGGTCCCTTATCCCTTATTCTCTGGTTGATATCTGTAAGTAATGGGACGGTTAATCATTCTTATTGCTTATGTTAATACTATATATAAATGAGTTTATTAGAGGCGATTTAAGAGGTTTTCTTTAATAGGCGCTTATGATTGGATAGGGTGATTTGTGCTCAAATGATATTTATAGGATATTTTAGGGGGCGGATTTTTGGCTTGAGTATTTATTACTAAAGTGTTTTCTTTAGGCATTTTTAAGGGCTTGATATAATCTGCGTTTCTTATCGGATATAATTTGACCAGTGTTTAATATAAAGTATTTTCTATCTTTAAGTGAATAATCTCCATATACTTTTTTGCGGAGTGCTTTAGCTTTTTTGTTTCGCACAATAGGATTTTATACCAGCGTTTTTAACTGTCAATACTTTTTAGGCGATTTTTGCACGCGTGCGAGAATTATACCCTTTACGCATAGCGAAAAAATATTCTCCGTTTTTTGACTATATTTCTTTGATTTGCTATTGACAATGTAAATTAAAGGTTTATAATGTAGTTATGATAAACGAAAAGGAGGGGAAAGAAATGAAACCCACTTTCAAATTTAATACTTACGGTGTGAAGTCTTCCTGCGACCAGTATAGAAATATAGGCGGGGTTCATTATGCAAATTGGACTGCTGACACGGGAATATTTGAAGAAGAGAAGGGAAAGGCAAAAAAAGCTGGACTGAAATATAAAATCATTAAAGGAGAATTATATCTTGAAGTTAAATAGTTTTATAACTAAAGGAGGGGTTGAAATGCTCAAATATAGTCGTTATCACGAAGGCGGAATAATCACTTGCGATTTTTGTCCGACTTATTCGCATTATGGCTCTGGTAGTTATGATAAGGTTTTACAAGAAATTGAAAAGTTAGGATGGACAACCATAAAAGAAGGGGAAATAATTAAAGATAAATGTCCGTCTTGTAGTAAAATATAGGCAGTATAACCTAAAAGGAGGGGTTATGGGAATTATAGAAAAATTAAAAGAAGAACAACGGGTGTGGGATTTTAAGGAAGAAAATCACGAACACGATTACTTCCATAGAAAATCAATGCCCGAAATTTTGGCTTATAATAAACAATATCGCAAAGAAAATCCCGATAAATATGGCTATAACGATGCTATAAAAAACTATATCATAGACAAAGAAAATATCCCCACAGAATTACATAGTATTCTATCTACACAGGTTTATCTATCTCAAAAAGATTTACAAGAAGAAAAGAAAGCAATTTATACAGAAAAAATGTTACAAGAAGGGTGGCTTCCACTAACAGAAGATATTGTTAAAAAAGCAATAGAAGATAAGAAGAAAATACAATTAAGTGCCTCCCACACTAACGATTGGATGACAATTAAAGTTGATAAAATACTTAAACCTAAATGTTTTAATGGGAAATATGGCTTAATGGAATTAAAAGCAAGAACAAGAGGATATTCACTATATCAATTTGAAAATGCTTTTTGTAAAATTGTTAAATAGTATAACCATATAAAAAGGAGGGTTGGAAAGATGTATAAAGTAAAGACAAGAAATTGGCACGGGGAGGGCTGGGTTTTAAGAATGTTAAATAAAACTTGTCCGTTGGGTGTTAGTAATATCTGGAATGATAAGTTTTACCTTGAGACAAGAAATCCCGTCAAAGCATGGCTTGTATGGGCTTATTTCATGATTTTACGTATATGGTCGGGCGGATGGACTTATATTGTAAGAGATGGGCATGAATTAGGAAGCGGTTATAAATCTATTTATTAAACTTATAAACTATAAAAGGAGGGCGGGGAAAATGTTAATACATAAGGATTTATTAAAGATTAAAGGGATATGTTCAAAGGAAAAATACGGAGCGGAATATAAACATGGTATTTTCCTTGATATTAAAAATAAAAGGTTATTTGCAACAGATGGTCGTATTGTAGTTGAGACAGATTTAACAGAAGAAATGAAAAAGGCAAGTATAGAGGATTTTCCAAACATTACAGGGACAAAAAAGGGAACAGAACCAGCAACCAATGATGTTATCTTTTTACCTAAAGACAACATAGACAGCGTTGATAAGAGATTGCCAAATAAAACCTATCCCTTGCCTATTCTTCAATTTGCCAACATTACTAAAAAGGACGGAAAAACACTAATTGAAACAACAGATTTAGAGACTTCTGCTATTACAAAAGTATCTCAAGAATTGGACGCTCCGAACATAGATATTATAAAGCCAAAAGACAAAACAGTTTTTGAGATAGAATTTTGTAACGATACACTTCAAGAGTTATTATCAGTTATACCAGATGAAAAAGTTATTAAATTTACCTTCTATGCTAAAGAAAAAGCAGTCAAAATAGATACAACAGATAGCAGGGGCAATAAAATGACGGGCTTGATTATGCCTGCTAATCCTAACAGATAGATATTCGCAAGTGTGCGAGAAAGTGAGGGGAGAAGATGAAAAAGATTATAAATCCTTACATTAGAAAAATAGCCCACTATAACAAATTATCATTAAAATATAAAGAGAAAGCAAGACATTTTAAGTGGTTAGCTACTTTTTGGAAATACGAAAAGTTTTGCTGGGATTTAGACAATAAGATAAGAACAATGACAAAAGGGTTGAAAGGATAGATAGAGAATGAAAACAAAAGTCGTATTCGCAAGAGTTGACGAAAAGACGCACATGAAGTTGATAGAGATTGCCGTCAATATGGGCGGTGACATATCAATCTCTCATGTCTTACGCATAGCGATTGAGCAATACCTAAAGAGGAAAGAATGAAAGACTTATTGGAGACTTTGGCGGTTTTTGTTATGTGTGGGTTTATTTTGATTTGTTTTTTGGCGATGTAAACTAAAAAGGAGGGGTTATGAACCAGATAGAGTATCTAAATAAAAGTATCAATCTTTTAGTCGGCAACATTAAGGACAAGTTAAAAGAAAAGGAAAAAGAAAATGCTAAAACTAAACCGACCAAAGATTAAGAAATGCGAGTTTGCCCGACACTACCTAAAAGACTCTAAAGGTAGTAACATAGACGAGTGCCTAAAAGAAGAACCTTGCGAACATAAGTTTAATTTCGGGAATAAGAACTATTGCAGGTTAACATTTCCAAAGTATTTGGGGGGTAATAAATGATACCCGATTACATAAAATCGCTTAATGATTATCTTGATTTAGTGGAAAAGACAAGGGACGAACTACAAGAGGAATGGGAACTTAACCACGCAGACGAGATTGTGAACAGCGAAAGAGAGGAGATGATAAATGAATAATATGAAATGGAGTTTTTACCAGATTTGGAATGCAAGTTTAGAAGATAGAAAAAACAGAGAATTAAGAGCAAGAGATAATATGTGGGCGGGCGAATTAGGCGGGGCGTATATTGACCGCTTCCTAAAAATGAAAGCAGTTAAGCCGAGCAATCCTATCAATCCACGCAGTTTGCGAAAGTTTGAAGCGGGGAATATATGGGAAGCAATCGTCAAGTATGTATTAACAAGAGCAGGAATACTTATATCCTGTCAAGACTGGTTATCATATCAATATCCTGAACTAATAAAAGTTACGGGAAAACTTGATTTTGTTGCTGGCGGTAAGCCCGACTATGAAAAAGCGTTATTTACAATAAACACAGAATTTAGTTGGCTACCAGAATTTATCGGCAGGGCTACAAAAAACATAATTGAATACTTGAGAAATAATTATCCTGAAGGATTAGAAGAAATCATATTAGAAGTAAAAAGTTGTTCTTCTTTTATGTTTGAGAATTACGAAAAAGGAAAATCAAGTCCGAACCATAGATTGCAATTATTCCATTATTTGAAAGCAAAACAGAAACAAGAAGGGCATATTGTTTATATTTGCAAAGATGACGCAAGAATGATTGAGATTGGCATATTAAATCCGTCAGTTGTAGAAGAAGAATACAAAAAAGATATTGAACAGATGACCTATTTTATTACCAAAGACGAAAGACCGCCACTTGAAAACTTTATTGTTTACGATAATGACTTCAATAAATTTTCCGCTAATTATAAGGTGGGTTATTCTCAATACTTGACTATGCTTTACGGACTTAAAGACCAGAAAGAGTTTGATGATAAATACAAACCGATTATTACTCGTTGGAATAGAGTTTTAGGAAGAATAGAAGAAGGCGAGAAAATGACAGACAATAACTTACAGGCAATAGAAGAAATCAAAAAAGCAGGGTTTGAAAATAACCTAAAAAATGGAGAGAATAAATGAAAGATTATTCTGAACTAAAAGAACAGCAAACCCAATTAGATAAAGAAGAATTATATTGTCCCCGCTGTTGTAGAATAGCAAATTGGTTTGAGATAAGAGAATATGGGGTTTGTGGAAATTGTGTGTATGAAGATTATAAACAAACGGAGGGCAGAAATGAAGATTAGCGAATTGGGATTAAAGGCGGTTATTGCGAACTTATGGGGCGAGATTGGATTTGTAGGCAAAGTAAAAGAGATTAGCGGAACGAGTAAAACGGGCAAAGAGTTTTCCTTCCATACTCAATTTGTAGTGTTGAATAATGTTGAGGGAAAAGTTATCAATCCTATTGATGATAGCGAGATTGAGATTTCGGACAAGAGTTGTGCGATAAATTTAACAGTTCATTCTAAAGAGCCGATTACAAAAGAGATGAAAGGGCAAACTTTGTCTTTAAGTAATTTGACTATTCACGAATACGAAAGCGAAGAGGGTGTTAAGCGAACTCTAAACGCTTCTATGCCGAAGAAACCCGAACCCAAAAGCGTGAAAACAGAGGGGAAAAAGCCCGAAATTAAAGAGGAAATAACCAATGAAACCGCAATCTATGATTTAGTCAAAGACACTAACACAAAAGTCAACGAGTTGGCGGATTGGATTATCTATCAGAAAAAACCTATCTTTAGTGTAGAAAAACCACTCAAGAACAAGTTACAAGAGGTAGCCGTTAAAGTAGAACCCGACAACACAGATATAATCTACAACGATAATGATTTACATGTTGAGGCGATTTATAAAAAAGATTTGAAGATTTGGGATATTACTTTATACGATATACCAGCAAAGTCGTCTTTTCCACCACTACCGTTAGAGATTAGCGGATTTGCTCAAACAAATGCAGGTAAGAAAACGATTGTCGGGCAGATTATTAGTCGGTTAGATAAAGACCCGAATAACCATAAATTAATTAAACTAATCAGGGAGAAATTAGAATGAACCTTGCGACTACAAAGTGGTTTAACGAAATGATAGACGATTTAAGCGGTAGATTAACGGAAGGGTTTTTTCAGAGTCGTTGGGATTTAGTGGAAACTTATCACTATTTAGGGACGCGAATTTTAGAAGAACACGATAATTTTAAGCGTGCTGGGTATGGCGAAAAGATTTTCGCAAGTGTGCAAAATTCCCTTGAAGCAAGCGGTGTTAAGTTAAGCGAGTCGTCCATTTATCGTAGCGTGCAGTTTGCCCGAAAATATCCCGACCTTGCTATGCTCAAAGAAGGGAAGAATATCAGTTGGGGTATGATATGTAAAAAGTATCTACCGCTTGAAAAACCCAAAGAAAAAGACGAATACCAAGAGGAACTAAAACGCTTTATCAACAGGATAGAAAAATTGCCCAATAAGTTTACTCTTGATTTGGCAATCGCTATCGCTAAAGAAGTCAAAGAAAAATTAGAATACTGGATTAAGGAGTGGGAATGATATATCTTGACTGGTTTATATCTATAACGGCTTTAGTGGCGATTTTCTATAACGGCTTTAGTGCAATAAGGGGGAAGAAATAAATGAATAGGGCTGGTCTCAAACAAAGAGATAACCAAGTGTATGTATACTATAACCGCCAGTCCATTGTCCTCTGCCTCGTCTTGCTCTGTTTCGGAATAACCCTCCTTTGCAGAGTGCCTGATGCTTTTGGCGGGGCAGGGGATTTTTCTATTGATATGCAAATAATTAAAAAAATTGAAAGTAGTGGTAACCCGAAAGCGTTTAACAAAATAACTCAAGCAAGAGGGTTGTATCAAATCACACCAATCGTTGTAGAAGATTATATGATATATGGCTATGCGAAAAATGCGTATTGTTTGGATTATCAAATTAAAATTAAGAATTTAGATGACTTGTTTAACCCGATTATAAACTATCAGATTGCATATTGGTATTTGAACAAAAGAATACCACAAATGCTGAAATCTTATGGACTGCCCGTAACATTGGAAAATATCTTGTGGAGTTATAATGCTGGGATTTCAAATGTTAGGAAAAATATCTTACCTAAAGAAACAAAAGATTTTATTACTCGCTACAAGGAGGGTTTATAAATGAGAGAAAAATCTATAATAGAAGAAACAAGTATCAGCTGTGAGTATTGTGGCGACAAAGGAACACGAGAAACCCCTACAAACGGAATTTATATTTGTGATAAAGATAAATGTGCTATTGCGTATTGTGATGACCAATGTGAAATGTTAAGTTAAAACCAAGGAGGGTAGGGTATGAGACAGATAGACAGAACAGAAAGGTTTATAAGAGAGATGATTTTTTATAAAGAAACGAAATATTATCATAAAAATAGCGAAGTCTATACTTGGGAATTACAGCAGTGGGGCGTAGAAGAACCTAATATGTCCTCTGGCTCGGCAGAACGCCACGCAAGGACTTTGAGACGGCAGGGCATATTAGCCCACCCGATAGAAAACGGAGTAGTTAATAAACATGCTTATATACTTGCAGAAGAATATCCGACTATCCCATCCCACGCAGAAGAATTGCAGGAAAAAATCGGGTGCGAAAGAATGGATAGGAAAATAGAGTTGTTAAAACAGAAATCTTTATTTTAAGAAAGGGGGATAGGGTGAAAAATATAGGTGAGTTAAGATACGAAAAATATCAAAATAAAAAAGGTTGGTGTGATTATCCCTTCTCTCCTGACCCTGTAGGATATTGCTGGTCTTATGCAACTTTTATTGATGGGAATTTAATGGTTAAAGGGAAGAAAATAACTACTGATAAACAGTTAAAAAATTACTGTAAAAATTGCGACTGTTTTGTTAAAAAATATTCTCCGAAATCGGAGAAAAAAGGGTCTTGACTTTACTAACCAGAGGAGTATAATTAGAGTATGAAAACTAATCGTGCAGGATTGAGTATCAAAACAAACTTAGCAAAAAACCTTTTGAGTAAAAGGAGCAATTCACTTGCTCATTCCTGCACGAGGACTTTTACTCTATTAAGTGGCGTAGCAAAGAGATACTTCAAGGCTAAAGACTCTTTGCGAATATTCCCTTAAAAAAATTGAAGGGGTTGCGTAGATGAGAGTTACTTCGTCGGAACTTAGGGTCGCAGGTTCGAATCCTGCATACTTCTTCGGAAGTATTAGCTCAGTGGTAGAGCATAAGTATAAAAAGTCTCTCATCGCTTTTTCTCCCCATAAAAATTTGGGTGGCGTAGGCAAGAGATACTTCATTAATTGGAAATGACATGGGCGAAAGCCCGTATTCTCTTTCCGACTATTCCCCCGTAAAAAACAAAAGGAGGTTAGAATGGCTAAGTATAATGTTCCTTCAAAAGGAAAAGACAAGGTTGTAAATAAAGAGGGTGCAGAAGCATATAGTATGAATCCAGAAATGGAACTATATTCTTTAGTATGCACTTCTATAATGCAACCAAAGTTTTACGAAACAGAAGAAGAACAACTTGATAGATTAAGAAAATTAATCGGTCAATGTTCTGATGAGTTTGTCGGCAAGTTAGCTGTTTACGCAAGGGATAAAATGTATCTTCGTTTGATTCCTCTTGTGTTGGCAGTAGAACTTGCAAGAAAGAAAAGTAAATTAACTGCTAATGTTTTAGATAAAGTAATCCAAAGAGCAGACGAGATAACAGAAACTTTAGCTTACTACCAATTTGCAAACCAAAGAACAGATACCAAAAAACTAAACAAACTTTCTAATCAATTAAAAAAAGGCATAGCAAAAGCGTTTCATAAATTCTCGGAATATCAACTTGCAAAATACAACAGAGATTCTGTTGTTAAGTTAAAAGACGCTATGTTTTTAACCCACCCAAAACCAAAGAACAAAGAAGAAGAAATCTTGTTTAAGAAAATCGCAAACGATACATTAGAAGTTCCTTACACTTGGGAAGTAGAGCTTTCAAAATTAGGACAGCAAAAGTTTGAAACTGAACAAGAAAAAAAGAAAGCATTTACTCAAAAGTGGGAAGAATTGATTGATAGTAAAAAAGTCGGTTATATA